TACTGATGGACATGCTGATAATACTGATGGACATGCTGATAATACTGATGGACATGCTGATAATACTGATGGACATGCTGATAATACTGATGGTCATGCTGATAATACTGATGGTCATGCTGATAAAAAGGAAGATGTTCATGGTGATGAACATGATCATAATAAACACACTATTATATTAGGTCCAGTTAGTGGTAAATTAATATTTATTTTAACATTATTAAAAATACCTTTAACTACAGAACCTAAGGAAAATAAAGTTGTTATTGAAGATGATAAAGAAATTTTAGATTTATTAAAAAAATTTATTTAAAACTAAGATAATTAAATAAAAAACTAATTTAATAATTATTAATTTATAATTATTATATTAAAAAAATTTACTTACAATATTTAGCAGGCGTTGCATTGAAAATTTCAATAGCTTTGTCTACTACTTCTACTGTATTTTTATCCTTTTCATTTAGTTTCATCTGTTTCCTCGCTTCTGCTAGTACAAGCTTGAATGGAGGAATAGTTTTCATAGGAGCTTTTGTTCCAATGTGAGAACCAATATGTTCATTACGTAGAACATTCATTCTTTTCATAATAGGATTTAGTTCGCGCTTCTTTTTAGGCTTTCCATCTGCTGATTTACTTGACTTTTTCTTTGACGATTTAGAATTCTTTTTACTTTTAGTCTTTTTAGAACTCTTTTTACTTGATTTCTTAGAACTCTTTTTACTTGATTTCTTAGAACTCTTTTTACTAACTTTCTTTTTACTTGATTTCTTTTTAGAAGAAGATTTTTTAGTAGTAGTCTTTTTTGTAGCTTTAGATTTACCTCCTTTCATAGAAACAGAAGCAACCTCTTCAAAGCTACTTACAGAAGAATCACTATCATAAGAATTATTAGAATCGGACATTAATATCATAAAGATAGCTTTAGGCTGATTAATCATCAAATTTTTTTATTTCTTTAAATTACCTAATTTATTAATCACATTAATCCCGCTTTCTGGAATAACACTTATACTATCTATATTTTCAGATATTAAGAATTGGCAAAATTCAATACTATCTGAAGGTTGTTGTCCACAGAAACCAACTTTAACTCCAAAACTTTGATAATCTTTTATAGCTTTACTTATCATTCTTCTATAACTAATATTAGTATGATCAGATAAATGTGATACTCTATCTCCATCTCTATCAACACCAATAGTTAATTGTAACAAGTCATTACCACCTATACTGACACCATCTATCATTGGAGCAAACCTATCTGATTCAATTACATTACTTGGAATTTCACACATCAAAAATAATTTCATACCATCTTTTCCTCTTGGAATTCCAAATTTACTCATTAATTCTAGAACTTTTTTGCATTCTTCTGGAGTTCTACAAAAAGGAATCATAACTACCACATTTTTCATTCCCATATTTTCTCTTGCATATCTGATAGCCTTACATTCTAATCTGAATGCATTGATGTATTTATTATCATAATATCTACTAGCACCCCTCCATCCTAACATTGGATTTTCTTCATCTGGTTCATATAACCAACCACCTACAAGATTTTTGTATTCATTTGATTTAAAATCTGATAATCTTACTATTACATCATTAGGATAAAATGCACTAGCTATTTTGGAAACATCTCTAGCTAATGTCTTAATAAAGTAATCTTCTGGATTCATATCTCCAACAAGACTATTAATTGTTTCTACTAATTTAATTTTCTGACTATCCTTAGAATTATTTAATTCATTATAGTTGATAATAGCAAGAGGATGTATTTTGATATGATTACTTATAATAAATTCTAATCTAGCAAGACCTACACCTGTATTAGGAATTCGTGAAGCACTAAAAGCATTATCAGGGTTTCCTACGTTAAACATTAAGTTTGTTGGTAATTTTAAATCTTTGTTCACGCTAATTGATTCTGTTATAAAATTAATTTTATCTTGATAAACATATCCAACTTCTCCTTTACTATTATCAATAGTAACTATAATATCATCTTTTAATAATTCAGTAGCATTCCCTATACCTACTAGTGCATTAATTTTTAATTCGCGTGCTATAATAGCAGCATGACAAGTTCTACCACCTTTATTAGTAATAATTCCAGATGATTTCTTCATTATAGGTTCCCAATCAGGTGTAGTATTATCTGTAACCAAAACATCTCCTTTTTCAAACATCTCATATTGATCTGGACTAGTTAAAACTTTAACTTTACCACTAGAAATCATACATCCTACACTAACACCTTCTAATAATACTTTTGGTATTTTTTCAGGTTTTAAGATATATGTTTCTAATGTTAAATCATCACTATTAGAATGAATTGTTTCTGGTCTGGCTTGAATTATATAAATCTTACTATCTATCCCATCCAGAGCCCATTCAACATCAATTCCATGACAACCAAAATTATTCATATAAGCATTTTCTATTTTGTATACATATGATGCAAGTAATATAACATTCTCTTCTGATAGAGAAAAACTGTTTTTCATATTATCACTAGATGGCTTCATTATACTACTTTTTTCACCATAAACACAAATTGTTTCTTTATTACCTAATTGTTTTTTTATAATAGGATCCGCATAATCTTCTTCTAATGCTCTTTTATCAACAATAAATTCATCTGGTAAAACCATCCCGCTTACAACTGATTCACCTAAACCATAATTACTATTTATTACAATAGCTTTATCATATCCTGTTTCTGGATCTATACTAAATGATACACCTGCACTCCCAATATCAGACCTAACCATTAATTGTACACCAACAGCAATTTTAATCATATCAATAGGTACATTATTAGTTATTCTGTAACTAATAGCTCTAGCATTAAATAAACTTGCAATACATTCTTTTAATGATATAATAAAATCAGTAAAATTATCAACATTAAGAAAAGTATCTTGTTGGCCTGCAAAAGAGGCATTAGGTAAATCCTCTGCTACTGCGCTACTTCTAACCGCAACAGACGCTTCATCTTTCATACTTAATAATAAATTAAAATTTTTTTTTAATTCTTCAATAACAATATCATCTATTTTAGAGCTCATTATTTTAGTTTTTAATTCTTTACTTATTTGGTTTATTTTTTTAATATCATTAAGATCTAAATCATTTATCATAGTTTCAATCATATTAGAAAGGTCGTTTTTATTAATAAAATTATCATAAAAAGCAGTTGTTACTGCAAAACCATCACTAATATTAAAATTTAATTTAGTTGATAGATTATATAATTCTCCCAATGAAGCACATTTTCCTCCAATCATATTTTTGTTACTGTAAGAGCAATCATTGAACCAAATAATGTTCATATATATAATACAAGTATATAAATATATTTTACTGACATAAAATAAAATATTTTTATAATTTTATAATTTTATTTATACTATTTATATTCCACTTTTTACCACGGTAAGTTATATTGTAAGAATTCAATATATTAGCAATAGTATTGTAATCTAATTTATTTACATCAAGGTTATTAGTAATCTTTCCATTATCATCAAATAGCTCAATAGGAATATTATTTTCTGGTAATACAACATTAAGATAATTATTTATGATAATACTATTAGTTTCTCTTTTAAGAGCCTTAATAAAATTAATAATTGCAATTTCTTTATCATCATTTATGATTTTTCTGATATTACCATCATATACTACTTTCCTTCCAAATCTACCACTTCTAAAATCCCAATTATGCTCTTTTTTAAGATTAATATTTTTTACTTTAACCTCGCTCTCTTTCTGACGTAATAAAACAATTTTAGAAATCATGTTAAAAAACTTCTGATGATTCCTAATACAATAAATTATTTTTTCATCCATAAAATGTAGAATGTTATTATTTTGAATGACTAGTTGTAATAATTTTATCATATAATGATAATTTCTACTAAATCTGGAAATATTTTTGATTACTATAATAGTATTAAAATTTGATTTTAATAGAGATACTAGTTTATTTTGACCAGGATAGTAAGCAGAATCTACTTCTGTTACTATATCTACAATTTTCAAATTATTATTACTACAATAATCTGTAAATTGTTCAATTTGTTGGTCTAAACTAATTTCCTGTTTAGGAGTGGAAACACGCATGTATCCAATAGCATTCATCAATATATATAATTGAGATAATCCTTTTAAATATTTATTAAAAATTTTTTAATTAAAAAAAACTTTCTATAGAATATATATGTATCGTTTTATTTTTAATCGTATTAAACCTATAATACCTAAAATTAGTCAAACTGAGATGATAGCGCTGCGTTCAGGAGGAGTAGCAATAGATCGTGATATTTTTTCTGGAAAATTCAAATTAAACGATCTTAAAAAGAAAGTTGATTTAGATTATGATAAAGATTTGATTGATTATATAACACCGTCAGTAATTAAATCAGTCAATAAATTAAATAAAAATGGTAATTATGATTTTAAATACCACCGTGATGTAATGAAAATTTTAGGTAAACACAAATTTTTAGGATTTATAATAGACCAAGAATTAGGAGGTAATAAAAAATCGATTATAAATCAAGGTAAAGTTCTTACTAAAATAGCTAGTTATAACCCTGCTTTAGGAATTAGTACTATGGTACCAAATAGTCTTGGACCAGGAGAATTATTACTTCATTATGGAACTGAAGAACAAAAAGATAAGTATCTGGAAGGTTTAACTTGTGGAAAATATATACCTTGTTTTGGTCTCACCGGTCCTAATAATGGTAGTGATGCAACTGGCAATATAGATACTGGAGTAGTATTAGAAGATACCAACGGAACTAGATTTATTGAAGTAACAATTGATAAAAGATATATTACTTTAGCTCCCATTGCTAATCTTGTAGGTGTAGCATTTAATCTCACTGACCCTAATAACCTACTTAAAGAAGGTGAAGAAGGTGTTACCTTAGCTTTGCTTGAACGTGGATTTCCGGGATTAGAACAAACAACCTATCATAAACCATTAAATGTTGATTTTCCAAATGGAACTTTAAAAGGTACCCTTAGAATACCTCTAGATAAGATTATTGGAGGTGAAAAAATGGCTGGAAATGGTTGGAAAATGTTAATGGAATGTCTTTCAGTTGGGAGAGCAATTAGTTTACCTTGCAGTGCTAATGGAGGTAATCTTACTGGAACTTTTGGAATGTATCATTATATTAATCATAGAAATCAATTTAAAATTCCTATTCATAAAATGGAAGGGGTTAGAGAAAAATTTATGGATATGTTAATTAATACTTGGTTAATTAATGCTAATATTACTTACACTAATCATATGTTAGATACTGGGAAGAAACCAGCTGTTATCAGTGCAATCATGAAACAACAAGCAACTGAAAGAGGTAGAACTATTCTTAATCATGGTATGGATATTTATGCAGGAAGTGGTATTATAGTAGGACCTAATAATTTTATGGAAAAGTTTTATCTGAGTGCTCCTATAGGTATTACAGTAGAAGGAAGTAATACCTTAACACGTTCATTAATGATTTTTGGTCAAGGATTAAATAATGCCCATTCACATATTTTTGATTTATTTTTATCTTTTATGAAAGATGATATAAAGATGTTTGAGACAAATTTTAAAAAAATGATGGGTCATGTTACTAGAAATTATTTCAAAACATTGGTTTCTAGAAATAATAATAATGAAGTTAAAAATTTAGAAAATAATATTGTTAGATTTGCTAACTTGTCTAATTTTATCGCAGTTTTGGGTGGTAAAATTAAAAGTAAACAAATGCTTTCTGGATTAATGGCAGATATAGTTTCAAATATTTATTTAGCTCATGGTTTAATTTGGTATGACTCTAATCATGATAGTAAATTTACTCCAATTACTAAATTATGTTTAAAATACCTTAATATAGATACTGAAAATAAAATAAATATGGTTATTGCTAATTATCCAAATATGTTAAAATTACCCTTAATGTTAACTAGAACTAAACCTAGATATATGGAGTTGGAAGAATATAACCGCCTATATGAAAATCTTGATAGTAATAATATCATAGAACATCTTGAAGAAATGATTTACTTTGAAGAAGATGATATTATTGGGAAGATGAAAAAACTTAGTAATCTTGATATAGAGAGTGAAGAATATCAAGAATTATATCAAGATGTTATTAGTGTAGGAGAAAATCAGATAAATAAAGAAATAGTAGTTACAGATAAATGGTAAAATATAATTCATAATATTTTGTATAAAAAAATTTATTAAATTTTAAATCAACTTTAATAATGAAGATTGAGAAAAATCAAAGTATCTTTCCCAGCTTATTAGGCTCTAGTGTTTCCGGAGTTTTTGAGATTGGTTTATTTCATCCTGTAGATACAATTGCAAAAAGATTAATGAATAATAAATCCAATGTAAATACTAGTAATCTTAAACAAACCATCTTCCGAGAACATCACAATAAAGGATGGATTAGAGGGATACCTACGCTGTATCCTGGATTAGGATTCGCAACTAGTTATAAAATAACTCAAAGAATTTATAAGTATACTGGTCAAAATACTCTTAAAAATTATTTTCTTAATAACCATCTATCTACATTTGAAAAAAGTTTTGGTAAAGATAATGGTAAGGTAATGATTAGTGCAGTTTCTGGGTCTCTTATTGGAATAGGAGAAATAGCGTTACTTCCACTTGATATATTAAAGATTAAAAGTCAAGTTAATCCAGAAGCATTAAGTAATAAAGGAATAATGGACCTCGTAAAAAAAGAAAGGTTTAATCTCTATGCTGGTTGGAGATGGACCGCTTTAAGAAATGCACCTGGTTCATTTACTTTATTTGGTGCTTCAACCTTTTTTAAATCAAAAATTTTTGGATTAGAAATTAATGATAAAGCTAGTTTGTATCAACATTTCATAACTTCTTCTTTAGCTTCCACTGCATGTATTATAGTATCCTCTCCTATGGATGTTATTAAGACTAGAATTCAAGCACAGGAATTTGGTAAGGCAGAAAATGGATTTAAAATTATAAAAGATATGCTTAAACATGAAGGTCCCGGTAGTTTCTTTAAAGGCGTTATACCTAAAGTAGGTACTATAGGTCCTAAATTAACTTTTAGTTTTACTATAGCTCAATATCTTATTGATTATTTTAATGAAATTTTATAAATTTTTATAAATTAAAGATTATCTCCGTAAATAGATGCTTCTGTTTTAATTCTAGGAAGAATATTTACACTCATTAACTCTTGAAAGAGCAATTTACATGCATGAGGAATTGTAATTGCAGAAATTTTAGGGTCTTTCATACAATCAGGGTTATGACATGTATAAAAGTTCTTATCAATAACCTTAGTAGCGAGTACACCACATTTGTCACACACATAAACTTTACTAATATCTGAACATTCCATCATACGTTCTTTTAAGAATTGACTGACTCCATGAGCAACCATGGAATCTTTTTCCATCTCACCTACACGAAGACCACCGCCACGTGCACGACCTTCTAAGGGTTGTCTTGTAAGAGCTTGTCTAGGTCCAGATGAACGTCCGTGAACTTTATCAAGTGTCATATGTTTGAGACGATTGTAGTAGGTTGGACCAATAAAGATTTGACACTTAATTTTCTTTCCTGTCATACCACAATATAATGTTTCATTACCATATGGACCATATCCTAATTTTTCTAACATTTTAGGAAGTTTAGTAATATCTAAATCTGTTCCGTCATATGGTGTTCCATCTATAAACCTTCCTTGAATAGCTCCTACTTTACTAGCAAGACACTCTGCTAGTTGAGCAATAGTCATACGACTAGGAAGTGCGTGACAATTTAGAATAAGGTCGGGAATAATACCCTCTTTTGTAAAAGGCATGTCTTTTTGGGGTAAGGCAATACCTAGAGTTCCTTTTTGCGAAATACCATAACAAATTATAGAATACAATAATGTATTTAAATAATAAGTTAACCCATATCTTCGGCCAAATATGCTAAAATTATTTTCTATTCATAACATGAATATAATAATTATATATCAAAACATATCTGGACTACACAATGTGGCACAGTTACCTGTGGGGCTAGACCATATCTTGAGGTAAATTTAATATCAGATTAATCGATTCGTAAAACGAATATATTTATCATCAATTCAATATACCCAACGTCCGTATGGTCGTTGAACCTTCTCCATAAAATATTACAAGTAATAAATCTTAGGAGCTTGGCTGCGGGTTATCCCTATTTTGGTTTTTAAAACCAATTATTATTAACCTTTTTACTATATCTAATGTAGTTACCATTAGCCATTAAATAGTTTCCTATCTAACTTAGTAGTTAATAACTTAGGACGTTCCCGCAATTTGAACGCTTAGCCACTTGATACAGTGACTAGCATGTATTTGCATACACACTTTACGGCCAGTTAACCGTGTCTGTTACTATTACCTATCCATAATGGAGGTGATAGTTTATCATTGCGCATATAATAAATATGCGACTCAGGAACTTCAATGCTGTAAACCTTACCTTTAAAATGATAAGTTTTATATATATTAGATGGATTATCCTTTTTGAACATCCAAGCATTATTATGTTTTCTAATTATACTTACTCGATAAACATCATGTTTTTGAGTAACTTTAATAAATTGACCTTTTCTTTCTCCCAAATTTCTTATTCCACATCTAGTTATATTTTTATTTATTTCTTTTTTAATATGAGAAGAATAACCTGAATTAAATGCTAATATTGTCACATTATCTGCTAGCTCACTGCTAATAGTGGTATATCTACTAAATCCGCTTTTATCAGTATGTCCATCACCTTGTAATAAACTATCTAATAAAATTTTAGATTCTTCTTCAGATAGATTTAATAAATCACTATTTAATTTTTTAGATAATGCATTATTCCCCATATTTTTCAAATAATTTGAAATATCCTTATTAATGAACTGAATTTTATCATCTTTATATTGATAATCAATATTCAATTCATTTAGAAATTTTCTACAAAAATCAATTTTTCTTTCTTTAACACAACTGATTACAACTTTATTGTTATTAACATTTCCATCTGATATATAAGCACCGACTAATCGTAAGAATGAATTAGTATTATACTTAATATTATTTATAGTTATAAATTCTTTTGATTTTTTATTATTAATACAATTTTTTAGCACTTGACACTGTCTTTTATTTAAATCTTTAGCTTTAATTAATTCATAATTTTCTTTACATCTAAGCTTAACATATAGCTTATGATTCATAGTACAATCAATCATTACATGTTTATTTTTGTAATAAAACATTTCATCATCGTAATCAAACTCAAATTTTTCTGATGGATTAATATAATATAAACTACGGTTTTTATCAATTGTTGCTACTTTATCTTTTTTTATATCTATTGTACTTATTTTTTTCCAACCAGAATCAGTTAAAATTTGTGTATCTTCTTTCAAACAAAACTTATCACCGATGATTGGTACACGTTCTTCCCTAACACGTACATTATATAATTCATAACCTTCATTATTGTAAATTCCAGTATGAACTCTATCGATTACACCTGTTACATTAGATTTAAAAATTTCTGAACTATCCTTAAAAACCTTATCGTTGTTTCCAGTAGGTTGAATTGGAGAAACCTTACCTATAATTATATCTCCGTTTACAATTTCTGTTTCTTCCTCAATATATCCTTTATCGTTTAGTTTATCGTAATTACCTTGTTTCATACCAGTTACTTTATTTTTATCTGGTCTCATAAAAACATCATCTTGACTAGTTGAAGGATTTTTAACAATTTCTGAAAAATATTTTTTCAGAGTATCTGCTCTAAAAAGTCCTCTATCAATCGCACTTTGATTAAAGATAAGAGAATCCTCTTGATTATAACCAGTGTAACTCATAATTGCTACAATTGCATTTTCACCATAAGGCATGTCTAATGAATTATTATATTTCATCCCTTTAGTTTGAACAATAGGTACTTGAGGATGATATAGTACTGCACTAATATCCATCCTATCTTTATAACTTGTAAGATAAACACCAATTGCATGTTTTGATTGTGAAAACACAATAATATTTCTAGCACCATAATTATGATTTGCGAATGGGATATTTGATACGAGTGTTCCTGTCATTAACCATTGATGTAATTCACAATGTGTATACCTTACAAAACGATTATCTCCATATCTATTTAACATATTTTTACCTCTCTTAGATTTACTATTGGTAAATTTTTTATGATTGTCTACAACTGCTAGAAGTTTAGGAGCAATCATAAGATATTGTGCACTTTCTACATCTTCATATTCTACTACATTCTTAAATTCATTCATTAATAATTTCCATCCTTTACTAATTTCTATAGAATTGTCATATTTTAAAGCTTTTTCAAAAATTTTTTTGTTATATATTAGTTTATTATCTTCAACACGAAGAAGTGGTCTAATTAACCTTCCACCATCACACCAAATAAATAATTCACGTCTTCTATAATTTAATCCAATTGAAGTAAATTTATCAATCTTACCATTCATTCTTTCTTGTTTTAAATAATTATATAAATCTAACCCTTTTTTAGTTAATCCTACAATATCACCATTTATAAATACCTTACAATAACGGTTCATCATATTAAATGGTACATTAGTAATTTTTACAAAGTCATCACGCTTATCCATCATATTATTGATTATTTCTTTTTGAGCTGTATTTTGTAAAGATATAGTAGCAGACATTGCTAAATGCTTTGTAATACCAATTTTCCCTCCTTCTGGAGTTTCAACTGGACAAATAAAGAATAATTGATTGTTATCAACCATACGAATACCAACAACACCAGAAGTTGATTTATCAGGATTTGGAGCCATGACTCTTCTAAGTTCAGCTAGACTTTTTAACCAACTTAGTCTAATAATGGATTGAGCAACACCTTTTTTACTTTTATGAATACCCCAAATACCAGTAGAAAGAGCTGTTTTAATTCCATGTTCAATTACAATAGGTTTTATCATATTTACTACATTAATAGGTTCGCCATCATTTTTATTTCTTTTCTTAAAGTTTTTACCAATTTCAGATAACATTTTTTTCCAATTTTGACGAAATATTTGTCCTAGAAGAACACCAGGTGGTTCTACACGTTTATTCATAAAACCATCACGGTTATCCTGTTCTTCTCTTCCTAAAATTACTTCAAGTAATCTTTTAATCATAAATCCAATAAAAATAACTTTTTTATCTGTATCTTCTCCAAGATGAGGAAGAATATCATGAGTCATGATTTTATTAAGAAGAATCTTCCTTTGGATTTCTGCTACTTCTTCATTAGTAATACTAATTCTTTTATTATACTTTAATTTACTAATAAGATAGTTCATAGCATCTTCCCTTGATTTTATTTCATTTCCCATATCATCATAACTTTCTGATAAACTTGTTCTTAACATATTTACCATCCTATTATCTTTCATATCATTAGTAATAAGATTAACAATATCTTTATCGGATTCTATACCGTAAGCACGTAAAATTATAGTTATAGGTAACTCTGCAAATTGACTTGATTTAAATGTAATCACACCATCTTTTCTATTTCTAATTGTTACAATTTGTAGATTATCAGACCAGTCATTAACCCTCGAGTTAATTTGAGCACTGTAATAATAACCGCCTTTATATGAAGAATCTTTTTTTGAATAGACTAACACTTTATTAGTTGTCATTGACTCAATACTCATCACTACTTTTTCTTGACCATTTACTATAAAATAACCACCAGGTTCATATTTACATTCACCATGAAGATCTTTTTTTATATTAGTAGTACAATATTTAGACTTTACCATAATTGGTACAGAGGCAACAATTATATTAGGGTTAATATCACCTACAGTTTTAATATTTTTTTCACCTGTTATCAAGTCCTCTATTTGAACTACTTGAGTAACTTTACCAACAATTGAAGCGAAATAATTTAAGTGATTTTTTCTTGCATCATTAGGAAAAATGATATTATTGTTATTTTCACAAGGTCTAATGCTAATATCATCTATTTTGAATCCATGTGAATAGATTTTATCATCTACTATATTTTCATAAAAAGTATTAATATTTCTTCCTAAGCTGTAAGGAATTATTTCTTCAATAAATTGATGGTACGAGTTAAATAGATGTTGATATAGATACTTATTTTGATTTAAAAGTAAGTCTACTACAACATCTAAATCTTTTTGTTTAACATCTGCCATAATATATTAACTATTTAGAATAAAAATTCTTAAATCAATTTTTTTTATAATAATATAAAATATTTTATAATCTATTATAGGATGAATATAATTATTGCAACATATGGTAATATTTTAATTTATAATTTAAAGGAAAATAACATTAAATCGTTTGAATGTCCTGATGATTATTTTGAAACTTTAGTTATTAATAATAAAGTAATTACAATATGTAAACCAGAATATAGAAAATATTCTGATAATTATTTAAAAATTTTCGACTCTAAAAATACCATGATTAAAATTAAAGGTAATATTATCGGTTCTATGATAAAATCATTAGACGATAAATATTTTTATTACACTTGTTCCGATTCTAATATGTTATTTAAATACAACACAATTTCCTTAAAGGTTGAAAAAGAGATTCAACTTTGTAATGACAAAAAAAAAATTAGTTCATTAGCTCTTAAAAATAATATAATATATGTTGCAATAGAATCTAACGAGGTTAGTAGTGTTAGTTTATTTGATATGAATAATAACCATAATAAAATTAAATCTTATAAAAGATTAGGATATAGTATTAGAAATTTAGTTTTTTGGGAAGATGGCTTCCTATATTTAAATCCAGACTTGGGTCAATTATGTTACTTTAATGAGAAAACTTATCAAAATTTAATTTTATTCTCATTTAATTTTATTAAAAATAATAAGGTTTTTATTAGAGGTTTGTTTATTATAAATAAATTTGCATTTGTTGGTGTAAATTATTTGGGTTCTAGAGGAAACCATTCTGCTAGTTTAGCATGTGTAAATCTTATTACTAATAGATTAAGATGGTTAAGAGATCTACCCATTAAAAGTTATATAAATTCTTTAACATTTTCAGGAGGTTATAAATATATTACAAATAAAGTTAAAAATATAATTATTAAATTTCCTGGACTTTTTACATATGAAAAAACAGATACTATAAGAAAATTAGGTTACTACCCTATTAATGGATTTAAAAATGCATTTATCAACAATTTAACCCATAAACAAATAATTAAATTTATATATACTAATAAAGATTGTTCAAAATATTTCAAAACAGAATATTTTAAAAAATATCAAAAATATATCAGATTAATAGTTAGGTATATTTTTGGAACAAAAAAATTAGGCAATATTGCTAAATGTAATCTTATATTATATAAAAAAGGTTACAACCAGGAACAATTAATTAACATTGATAATAATCATCGCAGAATAGTTTTAGCCATACAATCTAATAAAAACATGCTATTTAATTTTTTTTACAAAAATAAATGGGAATCGCATACTATCGATGAAGGATGTGTAGTAGAATTAAATAATACTATTCGACATACTATTATAAATAAAGGCTCTGTTGAAGGAATATTTTTTATTATAGATTATTCAGATAAAATAATTAATGATAAAATTTTATAATAAATTTTTTTCTAAGCCATTTAAAAAATTTACTTCATCATTTTTATTTTTAAATACAGTAGAAACATAATCTTCTATAACTTCTTCTTTCCTTACTTTTTCCATATTACTAACTAATGGTATAATATTTCTCTGTAGATAGCTAAATAAATACGTCATCAATTTCATCTTTATTTCATGGTCTTTTTCTTCCAAGTATATCAATTTATTATTAAAAAAAGAGTTATTTTTCATTTTGATATATAAAATATTACGATATTTATAATCAATTGTTTTTATGATTACCATAATAGCATTAGTTATAATAAAGCCCCACAAATTATATATAAAGTAATATACTAATAAATTTAGAAAAATACTTAATAGAATAAATATCATTTATATAATATAAAAATTATTTGTTAAATAATATTTATATTTAATTGAATTTGCCGAAAAAATGGAATAATTTATTTTTTAAAACATTAGAAACATCTTTATCAAAACTTTTATATTCTCTAACTAGATCTTTTTTAATAATTTTAAATCCTTTTAATTTTTTATTTTTAATTTTTACTGTAATTTCTTTTTTATCTATTCCTAAAAGTCTTACACGGTTCTTAGTATATAATTTATTATAAATGTAAAATTTAAAGTTTTCATCCATAGTATATTTTGGCATATACTCAGGATTATAATCGTCTAAAAATATATATTTATCAAAATCTTTTTCACGTCTAAGATAAATAGCCAAGTTCTTCTTCATTTTATTTATATCAATCACTTCTGCCTTTACTATATATAATCCTATATCTGGTAATTCTTCTATTTTATCTAATACTTTTTCATTATTAATTTTTACCTCTGATTTAACTATAGGTATCTTAATTTTTTCCCCTTTACTATTGTCTACTAAAATCTCTTTTTTATCAATCTTATTATTTTTGTCTAAAATTTGGTTATTTTTTAAAATAACTTTACCAGTCTCAATATATTTCCCATCGATTTTCTTTACAATTACTTTTTTATTTTTATCTTCTTTGAATAAAATTTTATGTTTAACATTATTAACATCTTTAATTTCAGCAATTTTTATTTCTTTTTCAATTGTTATTTTTCTATCGCTTTTTAAAGATTCAAATTTCCTATCTTTTGAATTACATAATTTAATTATTTTATTTTTTAATTCTAAGTAATTATCAGGATTAATTGTTCTTTCTCTACGATGAATATCTAAAACATCCTTCCAAGAATTACATATATTAAGTTCTGAATTAACTGGAAATAGTAGTTTTTTAAATATTATAGACATTACATTTGATTTAGGTGTGAGTGTTTTTTTAATTACAATATTTTTATCTTTAATTAACATATCTGCGATTGTTTTTACTATAATACTATGGAATCTTTTATTTATCAATGATTTTTCAAATATTTCTTCGAACGTTTTATCTTCCTGAATAACAAAGATTTGTTTTATCATATTATTAGCTTCTGTATTAGTTAGACCTAAACTAGTAAAAATATAATTTAATTTTAATAAATAAATCATAGAATATTTTATTCTATCAATATCACTTAAACTTCTAAAATCAAAATTACTTTTAATTGCTTTCATTATATTTTCTAATTTATCTATATTATTTTCTTTATTAATCCTATTAATTAATTTGTTTACATATTTATTATTATAACTAAATATTTCATTAATTTTATTTTTGTTCAATTTAGGGATATTATTATACTTATCTTTTAAACCCTTCTTCAAATTAGGTTTAATATTTTGTAATAAATCACCTATGGTAACATTTCCATTTTTAATGTTAATTTTAAAATATTTTAAATAGTCTATCATATCTTTCATATAAGTTTTTTTTATATCACTTGAAAAACTATTAAAAATATTATTTGTATTCAAAACATTAAATAATTCTTGTTGTTGAATATCAACTTCATCACTTCTAGATGGAAGAAGACATTTACTTTCTTTAATATATCCAATAGATTCTTTTTCATTTGTATAGAAACCCATTATAATTGGTTCAGACATTGAACGTTTTTTAGAAAAGTTAAAACATTTATTTTCATCTTGAGTTGATTGACAACATGACATTGCTATTTCTCTATCTTCAGGATCTTTAATGTAAGCATCTACTATATTATAATAAGATAATTGCTTAAAAAAATGTTTTAATTTATAAAACAGGCTTCTTAATGGAATGAATTTTTTAACTAATTTAATTTTTCTCTTATCACTTCTAGATAAAACTTTAATTTGTTTAGCTAATTTTATTGAATCTGGTACAATAAATATAACTATTTTTACTATATTATTTAAAGTTTTAAAGTCAAAAGTTTTATTAAATTTCTTTTCAAACATATTAATATATTTTATTAAATATGGTTTTTCTAAATCTCCAAAACTAGATGTATTTACATTTTGTAAAATCTTTTCTAAATTATTTACTTCAAATTCTACTATATTAGTGTTTTCTAAATTTTCTACTAAATTTCTATCTGTATTTATACTAATAAAGTTAGTCATGTTTTCTATTACTTTATCAACTTTATCTTCTATTTTAGAAAGTTGTTTTTTATCTTTAGTTAACTCATCTGCTATATCTTTCTTCTCTTCCTCTTCACCGCCTTTTTTTAAACTCTTATTAACTAATTCAGAACATTGTAATATTAGAGCTTCTTTGGTACATATTTTGACATATGATGCTGTAATCAAAGATATAAAATAATTATTTAAAATTTCTATTTTTTTTTTATCAGTTTCACAAATAAATTTATTTAAAATATTATCCTGTAACCAAGAATTTCTTATCTGTCCCAATGTTGTATTTTCTGTTATATTATAATCATTATAAATATCATATTTTCTATTATTATTCATTATAGTATTAATATTTTTAATAATAATATTCTGTTCATCGTTTCCCTCTTTGTTTAAAAATTTTATTAAAGTGATTTTATTATCATCGTAATAATTTTTATTTATTTTAAATATAGAATTATATATTTTTTTTTTTAATTTATTTTGTTTTATAAATTCTTCCAAGTAATTATCATCTAAACAAATTTTATTTTCTCGATATGACATTAAATAATATATTCCTATTGTAATTAAAATAATTATAAATATTTTTTGATTAAATTCTATTTTCATATACATATAAGTTAGAAATTAATCAAAAAATATCATTTAAACTATTATACGATTCTATATTTTTAATTTGTTTATCTATAATAGAACCGTCTGCCCAATATTTTATTTCAGTATTTTTTGTATTTAATAATTTACAATAATATAAGAAATAAACAATAGGAACGTTACTCTTAAAATTTTTTATTATATTACTTACATCTTTTCCATCTATATTAAAAGATAAAATAGGAGGTAACATTTTAATATCATTAACATAGTCTTGATAGTGATATATATTATCATTACAATATACATAATTTAGTTTAAAAAATTCTAGAAAGAAGGTAAATAAAAAAGGTAAATAAAAATTTATTGGATAATAAGTTTGTCTAAAATTAATCATAGTTATCTTTCCAAAAATAAATTTCATTACAAATCCTCTCATATACAAATAAATAGGTACAAGTTTTTGATATATCATTACTAGTAATATTTATTATTATTTAAAACAATATTATTTATTATATTAAAATGGAATTTAACAATACATATAAATTATGGTGCCATTATGAAAAAGATAACTGGAAATTATCAGGATACAAGGTATTATGTAGTATTAATAATGAGAAATCATTTTGGGAGTTGTATAATAATTGGGATAAAATAGGTGGATTACTTGGAAAACAATTCTTTTTAATGAAAAATGATATAACCCCTAGATGGGAAGACAAGGATAATATCAATGGTGGATGTTGGTCTTTCAAGTTAAATTTAGATAATTGTAAAATGATTTGGGAAATGTTATCAATTCTTTTAGTTGTAGATGAAATTTCACCAGATAAAGAAAATATCAATGGCTTATCTATTTGTTTAAAAAAAAATGATAAAGTAGTCATTAAAATTTGGAATAGTAGTAAAAATAAATCAAAAATCGACTCTTTAAATAAGATTATATTTGAAGAATATAATCCTGAAATTATTTATATTGCAAATAATCCTGATAAAAGTTAATTATTTACCATTACTTGGTGATAAAACAAGTTTAATTTTTCCCAATGCTGCTACTGAGTATTCAATAACTAGCGGATAATCATTTTTTAGATACATATTTACATTGTTGCATAATGTAGTACATTTTGTAAATATGGATAAATATTTTAAATCATAAATACCTTGAACTATAATATTTTCTTCAGAAGTCATTTGAATTTGTAAACCTCCTAAACTTTCTTGAGTTACGAATTCAACTGAACCCAGATCACCCTTTCCTCTAAAAATTAACTTGTCTTTGTTACAAATTAATTCAAGTTTATCTGTTGCAGATGACATATCTTTACAATATTTCTGAAAGTCATGTGATGGCATGATAACAAGGTAAGAGAAATTTACGGGTTCAATTTCTAGATTTTCATTATCAATATCCATTAGATTAAGTCTAAATTTTTTGAATTCAACTCTATCCTTAGTTTTAGTTTCAAAAATAATAGATAATTCATTCAAATTTTCATCATCAATTTCCCATGTCATGTTATCAAAATTATTCATACATTTTAAAGCTTTTACTAGATAAGATAGACTGATACCAATTTGAAGTTCTTTCTTATGATAATTATATTCATAAGTATCAAATTTATCAGCATCAAGTTTACAATGAACTAAAATTGTACTTTGTTTATTTATTTCCTTAATAATCACTCCACCTGTTTTTGTTTGTTGTGAAGATTCTTCACTATCAGTAGTTGATTTAGTTATAAATTTAGGTGTAAAAGTAAAATTTACATCTGTTAATAGAGGAGCTAAGCATTCTATTAGCTGTTTGATAGAAGCTCCTTGTGTCGTTTGAAGTCTAAATACGTTTACCATTAGTTTAATAATATAATAACCTTTAAATAATAATATCAATTTTTTAATTGATATCATTGTTAATTTATAAAAAAATATATAGAAATTTTCAAATTTAAACATATATATTTAAAGAAGTAATAATGAATCCGTTGGATAAAATACAAAAACTTTAATTAATTAAAAAGATAATGTCTAATTGTTCAATGTTAAGAAATACTTTTAAAAAATTCTTAAATAAACCTATCACTCCTTTATCTCTTAGTACTCTCCATCGTTCATCTTTTAATCTTAATAATCAAAATATTTTCTATAACAACAAATTTATTAAGGAAGAATTATCTGTTAGATTATCTCATAGAATTTATCATCTACTCAATTTATCTTATGGATTACCTTTGACACAACCTATTAAAACTGTCATTAAATTATATGATGATTCATTAGATAAAATAGATAATTTTGATCTTGATAAAAAAAATTATGTTGAATTTTCAAGATTACTTTTAGATATAAAAAATAATCATTCTAGATTAGAATTTGATATATCTAATGGAATAAGTCTTATTCGAGATAGTTATACTGTTGATATTATTGATGATAAATATCTTAACAAGGAATTAAATAAATTTTTCATTTCACGTATTGGAATTAGAACTTTAATTTTACAAAATTTTGAGATAACTAATCATCAAAATAGTATTTTTAATGAGTGTAATGTTAAACATATTTTACAAGATTGTCTAACAGATATTTCTGTACTATCAGAAAGAAATTTTAATGAAGAACCAATATTTCTTATTAATAATACTGATGATATTAATATTCATTACTTACCATCTCATATCTATTATATTCTTAATGAAGTTATAAAAAATTCGGTAATAGCACATAATAGGAAAGATATCTTGGATAAAGAGCCTATAGTAATAGACATGTTTAATTCTGAAAGTGAATTGGTTATAAAGGTTTCAGATAAAGGTGACAGTTTCTCTTACAATGATATAAATAAAGTCCTAACCTACTCTTATTCAACTGAAAAAATAGATGATTTTGATAGGGAATTTATTATAGGAGGTTTTGGTTTTGGTCTACCTCTAGCTAAAGTGTATGCTAAATATTTTAAAGGTGATATTATAGTTAATCCTAAACTTAATTGTGGTACAGATGTTTTTATTTATTTAGATAAAAAAATAGATTTTGAAGATAGAATAATTTAAAAAAATTATTTAAATTTTTTCTAGAGTATGATATATGTCAAATTCTTACAAATTGATTAATCCTCATATTGAAGGTGATATGAGAACTAAAGTTAAAGCCAAAAATTCTGTTGAAGCTGCTAAAATAATTTACACAAATCTATCTGAACATTTTAACAATAACTTACCTAAATTTAATTTTACTATCCAAAAAGGTTCTTCTGGTAAAGGTAAATATTACAGTTTTCAAACAAAAGAAGCTAGAAACGGTGAAGATGTTAAGTTCAGCATCAAACCTATCTCTATTAAAAACGAAAAAAAAAGTTATCAAAGTATGGTAAAAAGTATTAACAAATTTAAAGATGATATTAATAAAAGAGGTGGTGAAATAACAAAAGAAGATCTTGATGAAGTTATGGACGACAGTAGTGATTATTACAGAAGAGCTGCAACTTATGTTCCTGTTATTAACCATCCTATTAATTATTTCTTCTACGACCCTAGTCTTTATAAATTAAAATCTTTATTCGTACCTACCTTTTACAGTTACATCACTCCTTTTATTAGCATTAAAATGTAAGATTAAACTTTGTTATCAGGAGGGTCATATCCATTACCAACTCGTCTGTCTATTTCTTGATGAATTAATTTTAGAAAATATATTATTGCACATATTGCTACTATTATACAACCAAATACAATCATAAATATATAATAATATTTCATTATATTACAGATTACTTGATTTTATCAATTTTTTAAAAAATTGATAAAATGTTTATTTTTTATAACTAATGTTAAAATATTTAAATAATATTGATATTGTAATCTATCATGCTAATTGTCATGATGGTATGTCAGCTGCTGCTATTTATAACCATTATTATCCAGGTAAAAAATTAATTCCGGCTAAACATTATGAAACTCCTAAAGAAATACTTTTAAATAAAAATATTTTATTTCTAGATTTCTCATTTCCAATAGAAATTATGGAACCTCTCATTCAAGAAAATAATGTTTTTGTAGTTGATCATCATGTTACTGCTATGTTTCTTAAAGAAATACTACCCGAAACTAATTATTGTCTTGATAAAGAATATTGTGGGGCAATGTTACTTTGGAGAATTATTAATAAGGATATACCTCCACCTACTATACTTAATTATGTTAATGATAGGGACTTATGGTTAAATCAACTTCCTGATTACATGTATGTATTTGATGGCATTGTTCACATGAAACCTACTGTAGAATTAATGCAAAAATTAATTTTTGATACAAATGATATTTCAGAAATAATAAGTCTAGGTAAAATTGTAAATAAAGCAAAAATGGATAATATAAATTTTATTAAAAATAAAGTGTATATTAAATCTTATAATTTTAATGAAAGAACATATCAAGTTGCTTACGTAAACTGTCCTATTTTTGGAAGTGACCTAGGTAGTTACATTGTTAATAATTTTAATGTAGATTTTGCAGGAATATTTCATTTTAATGGAAAAAAAACTATATTCTCTCTTAGAGGAAAAGGAGTGGTTAATCTATCACTAATTGCTAAAAAATATGGTGGCGGTGGTCATTTTGATGCATCAGGATGTGCTATAAATGGATTGGTAAATGAATTAATTTAATAATGAACTGTTTTTACAGGACCCATCATACCATTTTCATTATTAAGTACACGGTAATGAACATGAGGAGCGATATATCTACCAGATGGTACTATATAACCAGAACCTTTTACAACTTTAAGTTCAGCTATTCCATCTTTAGCCATTACTACACCACCATTTCCAAAATCACCATAAGCTTGAGTTACACGAGGTGTATTATCATGTGGATGAGCAGCCCAATAAGCTACTTTTGCGCCTTTAGGAACAGGAACTTTTATAACAGTATCATATTTATTTACATTTTTTAATGGAATCATATTATGAGGTAAAACAGAATCTCCTAGGAATGGTAACCAAAAATCTCTATTGGTAGCTAGGACTATAGCTGCCATAGCGACAGTCATATAAATTATTTTTTCATAAGGTAAATCTTCGTAATTTCTTAATTTATTTGCAATAACTTCTACAACATTTGTACCTAGTGCAACAGCACCCCAATTTAAAGATCCAATGATTACTAACATTGCACAAAGATAGTAAATTTTAGTTTCAGTATATTTCTTATTAAATGTTTTCATATATAATAAGATATATATTTTTTTTTAAGATTAAATTAAACTTTTTAATTCATTGTCAGTAATAACTCTATAGCCCTCTATATATTCTTTAGATTCTAATTGACTCAAACGATATTTAATATCATTTGATATGATACTATTAAATTCAGGATGTTCTTCTAATTTTTGACCTATTTTTAAATTTAAACCATAAATTTTTTCTAATAACCCTTGCATAGCAACTTTATCATTTTCAGATTTTACCAATATAGGTATTGAAGGATGTAAAGTTATATCAGTTTGTTTCATTTTAACTTTTTCTTCTAAATGTTTTAAAATAGAATATTTTACTAATCTATGAATTGTATTAAATTCTCTTAATTGTTTATTTGAATTCTTCCAATATTTTCTTTCAAGATTTACATTTCCAAGAAAATTTTTTATAAAATCAAAATATCCTTCAGTAAAAACAGCAAAATATTTCTTAACCATTGAAGCATATACCCAATCATTATTTCTTGGATAATTCATAATACTATGGAATCCTGTAAATGTTATATAAATCTTAGGTAATTTTTTTGATTTTCTATTAACTGCTTCTAATACTGATTCGATTGAATGATTAAAATCTTTTTCTTCCAAGTCACCGTCTTTAATAGCTTTCTTAAAACATTTTAATGGATTTTTAAAGTCATTTTGTTTCATGAATTCTATAATATCCTTCAAAAGGATTCCTCGTGTACTACTAGTTTCATATACATTAGCAAAAAACATACAATAAGCTGGTTCAATATTTCTTAGAGAAAGGTAATATGAAACAGCACCTACGTTAAATTCAAAATAAGATTTTTTTGCCAAGCTTTCTTTTACTTTACTTATAAACTTTTCAGTACTTGATGAAATATCAAAATGTAACATAATAGTATCATAATGAGATAGAACCATAGAATCTTTATTAAAAATATCACCATTATTAAAAGAGCCCTTTTCAAGATTTACCATCAGAACTTGACCTACTGAAATCCTACAATAAATATCACATTTACAATATGGTAAATTTGTTAATGATTTACCAACTATCATATTTAGAATAATTCTTTTTCTAATTTCAGGTAAAAGATTCTCCAAATTTTTATCAGTTATTAGACTGATAAATATTTTAAAACTTTCCATTATTTTTGGCGAAACAGATATATCTTTACTAGTATGTCTAATTTCCATAAATTCATTTATAGTAGTTACAAATTCAAATCCATCATCTTCTAAACGATTAAAAAACATCACAATTAGGACAGGGTTAACATAATTATATTTATCATTATTAATATTTTTAGTTTTTCCTAACATAATAGAACGTAATGTACTATAAAATCCACTAGGTGTAACAGAATCTTGTTCTGCGATTCTAGATAGAGTATCTTTTTTAAAGTTCTTTTTATCTTTTCTAATTGTAAAATTTTCTTCTTCATTAATAAGATAGTTCTTAAATTTGTCAACAGGTATAGGTTTATTGTTGTTAAAGTATTTAATTAATTTAGGTTCTTCTAGGATAATATTTAAGACCTCATCTCTTAAATCCGTTAAATTTATCTCCATGAGTAATATATAATTATAAGTTATTTGTATCAATTTTTTTTATAAAAAAGAACTTTTTGTTAAAAAAATTGAATATTTTAATATTAGTATGGCTCATAATAATTTAAACTATTAGGACTATAAAAAAAAAGCTTACCTACTAATAGAGGCTTCGCCCAGATGAAAAGCTGTAATTCATCATAGTGTAAAAACAAAAAAAAGGGTTTAGTTGTGAAGAATTTGCAAATAAATTAAGAAAAACATTTAAGTGCTATCACACTTCAGCGTCCTAAAAATTAATTAAATTAAATTTTATTTAAAATCTAATTTAATTAATTTTTTATTTAATATATATTAGAAACTATATTATTTATCATATAAGAATAACTATCAATATCTTCATTAAGATTAAAATTTCCATCAAATCTTTGTACATTTGTTTGTTCATCTAACCATTTTTCATGATAATTATGACACATTTCTAAATATTCTAATGGAATTGTTTCTCCTTTCCTATTTCTTTTAATTATTCTTTCAAAACAGTTAACTGGATCAGTTTTTATATAAATAACTCCAGTAATATCTATTTCATCTAAAAAATGTTCAAACCATTTATTATAAATTATAAAATCTATTTGTTCTATTTTACCTTGGTCGTATAACATTTGTGCAAACACTTTTTTATCAGTATATACAGAACGTTCTGTAAAAATAATACTATTAGGATTATCTTTAACAAGTTTTTTAAGAATTGAAATCCTAGAAATATAAGCCATCATTTGAAAAGAAAAGCCATATTTATATTGATCCTTGTAAAATTTAGATAAAATATTTTCACCAGAATTATCTTTAATTGACATCCATTCATCAACAGGTTCATCTGCAAAAATAATATTATTATTATCTTTAAAAAATTTTTTTAATATTCTCACTAGAGTTGACTTTCCAGATCCAATATTTCCTTCAATACTGTAAATTTGACACATTATATATGTTTAATTTTTAGAATAACAATATCAATTTTTATTTTAAAAATATTTAAAATGTCATCTAAAGTATAAGATGTTAACAACTATTGAAACTTTATTTGAACAAATTCGAAAAATAGCAAAACAAAAACGTAAAACCAATACTTCTTTTGATGGAAAAAAGTTCTGGCAACCTATCAAAAGAATACTATCCGAATCTAGTTGGAAGGCAACTAAGTGGAAAAAACAATCAAAAACTAAATATGATAAAATAATGAGTATGCCTGAATTTTTCAAAGATGGTCATGGAAATACTGAAATAATAGAGAAAAACCACTTTTTGATACAAACTGTTAGGATTCCGAAAAATGAAGAACCATCTCTAAGAAAAGTCTGTCAAATTGCATTAAATATTGGACAATACCAAGGGTATACAAGAAAAACAATTGAAAATAGTAGTATCAAAAACTATCTATTAAA